AACTACCGCCTCTGACGACAACTGCGGGCTGGCATGAGCGAGACCAGACTTCAGCTAGCCGCTAGGAAGTGGCAACCGCTCCCGATCCTGGAGTTCTGGGGTCGGGTCACGATCGCGCTGGACCAAGAGCCTTACAAGCAGCGGCACTTCCCCGGCGGCTGTAGGGTCAACTGCTGGGACTTGGGAGAGCGCCAGTCCGTGGTGCTGGAGCGCGGAAAGACCTTCTCCCGGTACCTGAACTACGCTCCCTCGGCCTAGCAATCCCGTCTCGTCTGACGTAGCCTGCTCGGAGCACATGCTCCAAGCCACCCATCACCCGCACAACAGCTCCAAGCGCCTCCAAGAACTAGCCGCTGAGCTCCACCGGTCCGAGCTGGCCGGGGCTCGGAGGTCTTCAGCACAGCTCACCTCTCACGTCATGCGAGATGAGAAGGGGGCTCCGTTCCGCCTAGCTCCTTTCCACAAGCAGTGGCACGAGCTGTGGGCCTCTTCCAGCTGGAACTACCACCGACTGCGAGGACAGCAGCCGCACAGGCAGCTACCTGGGGACCGGGTGATCATCGAAGGGGCTGCGGAGCTGGGGAAGTCCGCCGAGCTACTGGCCTACTGCGCCTGGGTTATCGGTCTGGACCCCACGATCCGCATCGTCCTGGTGTCCAAGAACAAGGACAAAGCCGCCCAGCTCCTGTCGATGCTCGTCAAGATCATGACCAGCCCGTTTTACCGGGAGGTCTTCCCCGATCGGACGATCCAAGGGGCTAACGTCCACACGCTCAAGGTGAACGGCTGGGACGGGCGAAACCCGACGGTCCAGGCCTACCAGTTTAAGGGCGCTCCGATCACTGGTAACCGCGTCGATATCGCTATCTTCGACGACATCCTGGACGCGATGAACACCCGCACCGAGGAGCTGCGGGAGGACTACTTCAACTTCTACAAAAATACCTTCATCTCCCGCCTCACCGACCGAGGGCAGGTGATCTTTATCAGCAACAGCTGGCACCCTCGGGACCTCCTCCACCGGCTCAAAAACGAGGCTGGCTGGTCCTATCGGCGCTTCCCTATCTGGAAAAAGGGGCCAGACGGTGGGATGGTGTCCATCTGGCCGGAGCAGTGGCCCCTTCGGCGCATCGAGCAGCGCCGGTCTGAGTTCGCGGACGATATCCGCTACTTTGAGCGAGTGTACGAATGTATCGCCATCGACGACACGGCGACTGTGTGGGACCCGAGCTGGATCAAGATCGCCGAGACGCAGGGAGCAGGCCTTCGGATGGTGCGCTCTCTTAACGAGGCCCAAGGAGAGTACTTCCGGGCGGTGTCTATCGGGGTGGACCTGGCCACAGCTCGACCAACCAGCCGGAACGTGACAGACGAGAGCGCCTTTGTGGTGGAGGGCTACCGGCACGACGGCAAGAAGCGGCTCCTGTGTATTGAGTCGGGGCGGCTTCACGGACCGCAGATCGTGGCGAAGATCAGGGACTTGAGGCAGCGCTTTTACCCGGCCTCTCCGTGGGTGGAAACCAACTCGAGTCAGCTTTTTATCGCTGACTTCTGCAAGATCCAGGGACCGAACGGGGAAGACCCGATCGCAGTCCGCTGCTTTGAGACCACTGCGCAGCGCAAGTACGACTCACGGTTCGGCGTGGAAGCGCTGGGGACGGAGATGTCAGCGGGCCTGCACGTCTTTCCCAACGTGGAGCAGGGTGACCCCTATTTTGTGGAGTACCAGAAGCTCAAGGCCAACATGCTCCAGTACGACCCAGGCGGGCACACCGGAGACAGGCTTATGGCTTTCTGGATTGCTAACGAGGGGCTGAGACTGGGAAGTGGTGCGCCGAAAGTGACGCAGGGAATTCACGCGGCTGCGAGGTGAGGACCTAGTAGCTCTTACCCCCGCTTGCATTTCGGGCTTCTTGCTTGTGATCGGCGCGCGTCGCGTTGTACGCCAGCTTTTCTTCCACTGCCCCACCAAGATCAAGTCCAAGAGCCCCAGCGAGGTCGCAAATTCTTATCAGAGCGTCCGCAAGTTCGACCTCGATCATCGGTCGGTGCTTGAGTTTGTCGTCCTTTAGACCCTTGCGGTGCCCTTCCATGGCTTCGCTGACTTCGCTGTGAATGAGGCACAGCTTCTGCGCGACCAGAGCCCCAGCCAGCATTGATGATCGCTTAATCTCAACGCTTAGATCCATCCCCTCCGACTTCCACCATCCCGCTGCACTGCTTGCTCGGTAGCACGTCTCAACGAGCAAAGTCCCTGCGCTTTTCACGGTCAATACGCCCTGTCGCTCGCCACAAACAGGGTCGATTTCGTTCAAGTCAATTGGCGGCTTAACGGCGTGATCCGCTACCCGACCTTGGGCCAAAAGCTGCTCCTCGACCCGTCGAGCGATGTCCTCCACGGTCTTTGCTCCCTCCACAACTTCGTCCGGGATTTCCAACTGGAAGAACTCTTCCAACCCGAGTACGAACTCGATGACGGAGATGGAGTCCATCGTGTTGGCGATGTTGTCTTCCGATTTGATGTACGCCGGGTCCATGTCCAGTCTCTTACCCAGCAGCCGGGTGACTTGCTGCAGGATCTGCGGGAACTCCATGGGTGATTTGACGGGGGTGGTCATCGGTATCCTTCCTGTCTTCTCTAGTAGGTCCACAATCTTGGTGAGTTCTCGGTGTTCGGTGGGCGACTCCGCGTACTTGGCTATGGCTTCGCGGAAGGATTTGGCGCGCATGCTAGATCGCCCTTCGTTTTATTCCTGAAGTCGCGTAACTCTTCTAGTAGCGGGCGCAGCCAATCCCACTCAGCCTTGGTGAAGTCGAGCGCCTCCCACGCAGCCAAAGCAGTTACTCCGCCAGACCCGAACCCGTGGAGCCGCGCGCCGAAGGCAGCCAGCAGCGCCTGGTCGGCTTTCATCAACTCGACGACTTCTTCCTGAAAGTGTGGCGACCCGGGCATCGGGCAGGAACCGCCACACTGTTTCCAGTCGTCACCGCTGTGTTTGTTGCATTTAGGGCACTGCATACCGCCACCCTGCTCGCTTACTCGTCACCGCACAATCCCGAACGTCTGTTCAGGGTCGGTGGTATCTTGCCAGCATGACGATGTTTACCCGGCAAGCCGCCATAACCGCTGAGGCTTTCCCGATCGCAGCAAAGGTGTGGACAGGGGGTGACATCAATCATCACCCAAACCGCCAAGGAATCGACTTCAGCCAAAGCCCCATCCACCAGGAGCTAAACGCGCGCTGGGCTTGGTACGCGGGGAGTCAGTACGCTGGCTGCCGCTACAACTGGCAAGGAGCGCAGCTCGGGCCTGTCAGCACGATCGCCAGAGCGCTGGTTCCGCTGGCTACCGGAGTGCCTCCAGGGTTTAAGAACTTCGCGCCACCGCAGCTCTTTGAGCGCCGCCCGAGCGCCCCACACCGCCTCGTAGCTCGCGTGGTGGACCGCTTCACCTCGCTGCTGTTCTCCGAGGACACGCACCCCGTCATCCGAGTTATCGGCGACGAGAAGACCCACCACTGGGTCCAGTCCTTCATCGCCACTTCCCGACTGTGGGCAGCCATGCAGAACGCCCGAAGTCTGGGAGGTGGTCAAGGCTCAACAGCGGTGGGCCTGCGAGTCGTGGAAGGCCAGCCCCGGGTAGAGGTCTTCGACCTGCGCTGGTGCAAGCCCGTGTGGCTCGACAAGGAAGTGCTGAAGCTGAAAGCTTTTGATGTCCGCTACCAAATCCCGGCCACCATGAAGCGGGACAAGTACAGTCAACCTGAGACCTTGTTCTACTGGGACCGCCGCCTCATCAGTGCCCAGGCGGATATCCGCTACAAGCCCGTGTGGTGCTCCGAAGCCCCAGCCTACCAGCTCGACGACGGAACCATGGTCATGGGTAGTACCGGGGAAGAACCCGACTGGCAGAAGTTGATCGACGAAGAAAGGTCAGTCCGCCACGACCTGGGCTTCTGTCCGGTGATCTGGGTGCAGAACATCCCGAACCATGAGAGCCCCTACGGCTATCCCGACTGCAATGGCCTCTACGAACAGGCCATGAGCGTCGACCAGCTGCGGGCCAGCATCGACATGGCGGTCATCCACAACCTAGACCCCACCTTGGTCTACAAGGGTGAAGG